TAAAACCTCGTTTTTGTTGTTCAAACCATTCAATATCTTGTTTAGAGAATATATCAGCCTTGTCTTCTTTTATCACTTCAGGCTTAATCTCTTCCTTTACAAGTCCTTCTTTTTTTAGTATAGCAATAACCTTTTGTCTTAATAATCTTCCTGCAGAGAGACTTAGATTATCTAGTTTCTTCTGAGAAAAGCCTGTGATTTCTTTTTCCATTTCTGTATAGAAGATTGCATTACTAAATATCTTATCATTTAGTGCTGATTTTATTCTTGCTCTATTAAACATTCCATTGTTAATAGGTTTCAAATAAACCTTCTTACCTTCTAACTCTACAAAATCCCAGTTTTTTCTCTTAAAAAACATTTCTAAGTGCTCCACCATTTAATAGGTATGTTTGATAATCCTTTTAATGCAGTACCTTGGAAGCTTAGTAAACTAAGTCCACCACCTAAAGCAGCTGGTTTACTAATTCTATCGATAGCACATTCATCTAATTGGATTGTTGCATAATTTGAACCATTAACTAATTCAACTTTAAACTCTAAGCTTGCAGTTGGACTTACGCTCACACTTCCATCTTCTGGTGTATAAACTCCAGCATTTGAATATCCGTAAAAGTCACTGATTATAGTTGTTGCTAAAGAGCTACTCATAATTATACTTACAGTGAAATTATAAGTTCTCTGTCCAAAGTGGGGGATTCCCATAAACCTTGACTCAATAGTTCTTGTGTCTGTTACAAGCTTATTTGCCATACTTATACTAAATTCTCTAACTCCAGATAACGCAGAAGGAGTTGCTCCCCATTTCCAAGTTCCATTAAGCATTACAAATGCAGGGTCTGTATTTGGTGTATAAGTTTCTCCTGAACCTCTATATCCTGATTTCTGTGCTACAAAAGAAGCACTACAACTTAACTTTGAATTTAAGCTACCTGAAAGTGTGAAAGTTTCACCTACGCAACCCAAAGCAAACTGCACGGTGTCAGTGCCATCATCATTTAGTTTTTCAATACTAAATGGTTGCATTATACCTGCACCAGATGCAGCAGCTTGGATTGAAGTCGCCTCGGTTAGAGTATAAGGATCTCCTGCAGTTCCTGCTCCAGCTTTGTCACCAACCCAATGTTGTAAAACTGTAAAGTCTACTACATCGAAGTTGATGTTTCCTGACGCTGTGAAAGGTCCATAATAAACATTAGATGCATTTATGCCTTCTCCTAATCCTCTGTCATATATGTTGCCATTGTCTGAATCTATGTTACAAGATTGACATCTAGCTAGTTCTGAATATGATGAAGTTTCTGTTCCGTAAGCTGATGCTTCAGCACCAAACTGTACTTTTGTGAATATTGTTCCTTGACTCATTATGATAATACCTCGCTATTCCAAGGTGCTGTGAAATCACAAACCTTGCTAAAGATTTTATCTCCACGTTGTGGTTCAGGTAATGTTGGACCTTTTCCTGCTGGTGATAAATATCTCATTGTGTAAAAATTCTTTCTATTGTTTAATATTGCCGTTCTCACTGCTGTGCAAAGTTCTTCAACACTTTGGTTGCCTTCCCTTAATGCAGTAAATGAAATTAAGTAGTTTGAATAAATTATGGATCCGTCTAACGCTCCCTCTTGAGATTGAACACTTGTTACAGTGATTGCAATTCTAGGGTATGAACTTATGTTTAATTCAACCTTTGGCATGTCAGCGTGAATCTTATCAGTATTACCGTAATCGTAAGTAATATCAACATTATCAGTTCCAGAAGCTGGAGCCACTGTAAAAGTAACCTTAGCAGTTTCATAATTAACAGTATAATCAGTTCCCCATACCTGAGCAACTCCTCCCACTGTTATTGATCTTATGTTTTTAACATTTGTATTTGTTAAAGTGAATTCAGTTTCATTACCATCACCGTCAAACTCTTCTGTAATTGTAGTAACGCCTCTAAGTGTAGTTGTTAAAACATCGGAGTTTCTCAAGTAAACTGTCAACTCCTCTTTCATCTGTTCTTCAGTGTATCCTGTAACTGTCATATTTGTGCCTCTCTCTTAGCAAATTCAATTGCACTATTAATTGCCCTACTTAAATCTTGATGAAATGTAGGGCGAATAAATGGCTGTGGTGACGTTCCTGGATGGTTTACTTTCTTGCCGAATATAGTTTTGCCATCAGAAAGTGCTTTCTTATTCCTTACTCTAATTTCGTGAGGAGCAGTTCCAAACTCAACATACTTCCAATGTTTTTTCATAGTAAAGAAAATCTTATTACCTATAACATGGAAATCTATACTGTTTTTAAGATCCCCAGTATCAACAGCAACTCTTCTAGTCATACCATTAACTAACTCATTACCTAATTTCCAAAAGAATGCGTCTTTAAATTCCTGACTAACCAATTTTAAACAACCTTCCCATCTTGTAAAATACTGTCGTTCCTAATCGTCTTGTTATAATGCTGTCTATTCTGTAAGTTTCACTATCATAAGTAATTTTAGAATCCTTTGCGATAGTTACTGCAGGTAAAACCATAACAATGGCATCTGCACCTTGGAATAAACCCTCTTTCTTTTGGCTCCATTCATCTTCTTTTCTGAAAAATGCTCCAGAAATATTAGATGGTGTACCGTCAGTTAGAGTTTCTTCTCCCCTTATGTTAGAAGTTGTTTTTGTAACAGGGGTATAACTAAGAGTTTTAGAATGACCTGTAATCATTTCTTGGAATGGTGTCGCATCAAAATTTATTGTCATAGCACTCGCCTCGGTTATACCCACTCGGGTTTAATAAGATAATTGCAAAAGTGATTTAAATAATTTATACCACTTTTGTATATCTGATTAATATTTGTTCTCTTAGCAAAGCGTGTTCCTTCATTAAAACATCAAAGGTTCCACGGATGTTTACATAAGCCTGACCAACAGTTACGCTTCCTTCTGGAAGAGAATAAGTTGATGGTGTAGCGTAAGTTCCACCCATTTGTGCTGCTAAGGTTTTTAAAGAAGCTAAAACAACTACATATCGTTTCACTTCTTCAGGTAAAGGATAAACTCCATAATGATAATCTAGTTCAACTTGCTGAGGATAAGTATCTCTCCAAGTTGTTACTTCTGCACTAGACTTCAATACCAATTTACCCATCTTTTTATATTGATAAATATTAGAAGTACTTACTGAAACATCATCAATTGTTACACTATTAAGGATTTGAATAGGATAATCAGGAGTAAAGAACCAATCTTCACCATTTCCATCCTCAACATCATTAAACCTTGGGTCAGTAGCTGTATAAATAACTCTAAACAAATCTCCATTAACTGGATTTGTTCCCCAATTTTCTTCAACTGTGATTGTGTCTTCAGTATTGTCAGTGATCTTAATCATCTGGCCGATTCCTGTTCCAGAATAAACCCAAACGTGCATTCCGATTAAAGCGTCTGCAGTGTAAGGTGTTCCTGAAACGGAGATTGTATTGTTAGTAGCAGAATCAACAGTCTGAGCGTTGTTGTTAACTGCCCAATAAGTTGTAAAGGTGAACCTATCAACATCCCGTTCAGCTGCTTTTATGAAATTGTTAACTGCTGCTTCAGGAACTATACTACTGTCTAAAGTAGTTGATTCATATACCTCATCTGCTGTACAATACATTTTATCTCTCCACGTAAATTATTACTTTTGCTGATTTGCTAGCACCCATGTTGGCACCAACTAAACTTAAATTTCCTGATAGTCCAAATAGTTGACCATTAGCTCCTGCAGTTCCTGCTTGTGCTGGAATTAATAGTTCTGGAGCAGCTGAACCAATACCTGTATCTGTTAAAATTGCAACGCCTCCTGGACTTTTAATAGTTAGATCCCATTGATCAGTTGGAGTAGTAATAGAAACAACTTCAACTCCTCGAATGATACCACTAACTAAAATGGAACCAGTTGCATCTCCTGAACCATCACTTGTTAAAGTAACAGTTCTTGCTTCAACTGGCATTTTATTCCTCCTTATTGGATTTTAGTGCTTTTTTCTTTTCTTCAACAACTTTCTTTGCTTCAGCAACTTCTTTTTCTTTTTGCTTAGCAATATTTTCTGCTTGTTCTATTTGTCCTTTTGCGTCTCTAATGTTTCTAGTGAATAATCTACCGTCACCATTTGCACCGATTTCTTTACAAAGTTCGTAAGGAACTTCTGCGTCTTCATGTTTTGAAATTACAATTATTTTATTTTCGCTCATCTTATATTACCTCATGTTTAAATATTAAAAAATAAAAAAATATGTTTATGCTCCTACGCATAATACATAAATAGTTCTTGCTTCGTTGTCAGTACTTCCTGGAATAGTTACTACTCCTGCTGCAGAAACTGCTGCAGTGATATAACCATCAGTTGCACCTAGACAATAAGCATTGTAAATAGTTGTTCCACATACAGTTGATACATCCACAGTGTCTGCGTCATCTGCTGTTGCTGGAGTAACTATTTTAATTAGGTTTGCACCAGCCAAAGCTGATACAGTTGTGACTGTACAGTCACCAATTGCGATTGCTGCCATTTTTATTTATTCTCCTATTTTGGTAAGTAAACTACTAACCCACTTACTGTTGCTGAACCTGTTGCACTAGTACATGTGATTACATTTGCTGCGATTGTTTTAGTTTCTGCTGCACCTGTTGCATCAAGATTAAGGCAAGAAGCCTCATCAACATCTTTTGCGTTAGTAATTGTGATGGTATCGTTTTGAGCTGCTTTAGTAGCAGAGTTCAACCATCCTAAAATGTATCCTTCTTTGTTTGCTCCAACAATAGGAGCGATTGGTACCACTGCAGCGTTTACGTTAGCCATCTTATGTTACCTTTATGCAATCTCTCCAATGAATGAACAGAATGCTGTGTTCCTAATGATTAATGCTTCGTAGATTTTTAACATAAACTTGTCACTGTCATTAGTGTGTGCTAGTTCTTCGTATGTTAAGTCTTGAAGTACTCTCATTTCAACTACGCTTAGGTCTAAGAAGTAAATTGCTTTACTACCAGAAGTGTTGCTAAGGTACATACTTGGAATCACTGGAATTTTACCAACCATAGTATTTAGAGTTACAGCTGAGAATCCCCAGAACATATTTTCTTGAGACTGCATGTATCCAATTCTTTGGTTTAATAATCCTAGTAAGTCAGTGTATGCTGAACTTGAAGCTACTGCTAAGTTAGGTCTACCACCATCATCGAAAGCGTACTGAACAGCTAAATCGATGTCTCCTAAAGATAGAGCAGTTGTATTCTTATCAACTTTGTTTGTAGTTCCCATTAAAGTAACAATACCTGAGTATTCAGTTCCGTTAGGGTTTCCTGAAATAGCTGAAGTAGTTGCGTTTCCGTTAATAATTAGGTTTTCTTGAAGTTCTCTCATTTCACGTGCTTTTACTAAAACTTCTTGTTGTTTAGCATTTGGTGCACCTTGGTCTGAGAAAGGTCCAGTTGCTCCTGATCCTGGTTGCATACCCATTAAAACATAGCTTGGTTGCCCTGCTTTGGATTGCCCAGTTACTCTACCAACAGCGTATAAGAACTTGATAGCAGTTGATTTTCTGTCGTATGTAGTATTAGTTTCTGTTAAAGCTGAGTCTTCTGCTCTAGTGAAAGCTCCACCTTTTGCAGTGATTACATTGTAATCTGCGAATAGACCTTTGTTTGTCACTCTTGGGATTAACTCTACCATAGGAGTGTATTTTCTTGTCTGGTCCACGATTTTCGGATCTACGAAAATTGGGATCATTGCATAACCTGCAATACCAGCTCCACCACTTTCAGTAGTATGTGCTTTTAATCCTGTACTGTATGCTGATTTAATGTTAGTTCTAGCGTCAATATCTTGAAAAGGGTTGCTGATTACACTTTTATTTGGTAATGCACCAAAAGATTGTG